AGCTCGGCTGAGTCAGGCACGCTCTGGCGATGGGCGACGACCGTCTCGACGTTGCCGAGCACCTGCTCGAGCAGCTCACCGCCGCCGCTTCGCAGATCGGCCAGCTCCTGCGTCCCCAGCGGGGGATTTAGACCGTCGCTTCGTCCTCCCGCCGTTCGTCGCGCGCTGAGCCTAGTGCTGCCCAGAAGTTAGTCGGCGTCCTCTCGGCGGGCTACGGTGCGCTGGATGCTCGCCTCGTTCTTCAGTCCACACATGACGATCGGTGACCTGATCGTCGGCATTGGCACGCTGGCGCTCGCTGTCTTGACAGGGTGTCTGGCCTGGCAAACAAAACGCACAGCCGATGTTGCGGCCGCCAGTATCGAACTCGAACAGCAAGGACTGGAGGCGGCGAAACAGAGCGCTGCCGCAGCAAACGCAAGCGCAAAGGCAGCCATGATCGAAGTGGAGGCACTGACGCTGCCATTTGTCGTTCTCACGCCTGACCCAACCAAGAGGCTCACGAACCCGCGCCTTGCTCCTGCCCCGATCCGCCGCGTGGACAACACGCACGTTGAGGCGCTCCTGCTGAACATCGGGGCTGGCGCCGCCATAGTGACGGGCGTAAGCATCGTCGGTGATGGCGGCGTCGAGTTGCTCGACCAATCTGCGCAGCCCCAGCGTCCGCTCGCGCCGCAGGGTTCAGAGAGCGTGAGACTACAAACGACCCCCACGTGGCTTGCTTTCGGCGCCCAACTAACGATGTCGATCAAGTACCAGGCGCCGGATGGCAGGCGCCTTCAGACGGTCACGATGGCCTCGCTACAGGGAACGGGCGACGACATCGTCTGTCACTCGTTTGGGCGCCAGTCCGACGAGAAACCCCAATCGAGATAGCCCCCTGCGGCCGGCATCTCTGGCATATCGGACCGCCGTGTCCGACTCCAGAAGGATGGGATGGGCCCGCCATGTCGCAAAAAAATGGCGGTCCGTGGCTGCGCGACGCTAGTCACAGCTGGAGCCCAAGCTGCGTCCTACGGACGGGAGCGCCTGGGGGTGTCCGGTCCACCCCGAGTTGGTTGGTCAACCCAACCCTAGAGGCCAGCTAGATGCGGGGTGTGGTCTTCGACGAGTTGCGAGGCAGGGGTCCAGTCGCCTGCGGGGCGCCCATCCTCGTACGGCCGCAGCCCGATCTCGTCTTGCAAATAGGGATCGTGCTCGACGAACGCCGCAAGCTCGGTTAGCGCAGCTTCGTACGAATCGTACGTTGCAACGATGTCTGCGTTCTCTGCGTATACGAGTGCGTAGACCATATGCGGCTGGGGCTCCTCCCGTAAAGGCTACCTGACTGGAGCGTCGTATCGAAGGGGTGGGCCCGTCACAGCGGAGAGCAGGCTGTCGGGGTCCCCCCACACGGTGTAGTGCCCATCTATATCGGCAAAGGTACGGGCCAAACTAAAGCCGAAATCATGCATTAGCCGGACGGCGACAACGATCTTTGGAAATCGGACGGCATTCTCAGTCGCCAACTCGACGGTCTCGAACATGGATACTCCCAGGTAGTCGGCGTATGTCTCATCGGGCGGGGCGGCGGCGCTGCTTGCGCTCGTTCGACGCAAAATCACGGGGCGCCGCAACCGATCGTCCAATGACGCGATGCAGCACCTGCCCATCGGCCGGGGCGACGATGAACCAGTCGCGGGGGAGACCCAGCGCCCAAGCCTCTGGGGGAAACGGCGCCGCCACGACGGCAAAGCTATATCAGCCAGCACCAAAAAACTTGAGAAGCGCAGCTCAATCCAACATTCTGAGTAGGACTAGCAGCAGCAAGATTCCCCAGAGTTGAACCAACTCAAAGAGCAGCACGAGTAGCAGCAGCATCCTCAGCGTCACGCGTCGTCGTCCTTGCTCGGCAAGTAGGCCGGCCGTCGTCCGTCGTGTTTCATCGCGAGGCGGGAGGCTCGCTTTCCAGCCCGAGAAGTGCGCCGCCAGGCGTTCTCGCGTTCGCGGTCCTCGTCTGACGCCGGCATCGCGGTCGTAAGGACCGTGCTTGCGACTAGCTCCCCGAGATGGTTGCGGCGGAGAGGTAGCGCGATCCCGTCGCCCAGGAGCAGGTAGGCCGGGGCGCCGCGATCTTTGACCCAATCCGGGCGGGTTTTCGTCACGACCGCCGACGCGAGCATTCGGCTTAGTTCGCGCTCGGCTACTTCGAGCGGCATCTCGCGAACGCGAGCAACGAACTGCTCGACGCTGTGCGGCGACCAGTTGACCGGGAGCATGTCCGCGGGGCTACGGGTCCAGCCGTCGAGCGGGTTAGCGCTCATCGCCGCTTGCTCTTGGCCATCGCGAGTTCAAGCTCAAGCTCGGTCCGCTGACTTGCTCGGACCGCGCGAGCGATCTCAACGTCGTTGCCGGACTTGGGGGTTGGGGCTGGAAGTCGCCAGCGGTGCGCGCGCTGCTTTCTCTGAAAATCGAGGTCCCGTAGCTCCAACTCGATTTCCTCAAGCGACGCGAGCGAACGCGGCGCCGCCCTGGTCGTGCCATCGGTGTTCCACGTGCTCGGGTAGGTCCAGCCGTTCTTTTTCGCGAGCCCGATCAGGTACTTGCGGACCTTCGCGCGGTTTTTCCCCGGTGTCCGGCCGATGCTCTGCACGGCATCATCGAAATCGACTTTGGTCGCGACCGGGTAGGCCCAATGGCCGTCAATCCAGACCGCTTTGCCTTCTTTCCCGAGCGCCGCTTTCTGCGCGTCGGTGTAGTCGCCGCGTGTCTCCGCGACGGCGATACCGCTCGCGCCGTAGCTGCGGACCTCGAAGCCGACTGCGTCGGCTAGTGCGCGCCCCTTCAACTCATCGGAGCGGACCGAGACTGACGTCGCGGGATTGCAGCCGAACTCGACGATCGAAACGTCCCCGCCGTCGAGATCCGCAGCCAACACAGTCCTACGTGAGTAGTCCTCGCTCCACTGTTGCCCGCTGTCCCCGCCGAGAATCCCGAACGCGAAACTCATCGAGTCGAGCAGCCCGGTCCGGACCTTCGATACCGCGGACTGCGCGTCCGGGTCGCTGCGGTCGAGAGTCGCGGCGACCTCTAGGCCACGACTACTCTCGGAGAGCCGCAGGTTGCGGCCCGTGCGTCCCAGGAGCGGCCCGCTGCGGTCGTGCTCGACCAAGAGTCGGACCCTCGGGTTTTGACTCAAGCTCTGGCGAAACGCTCCGGGCGCGATGCGCTCTTGGTAGCTGCCGCGGCGATCCGTAACCGGATACCAAGTGTTTGTCGCGCTCGCTAGGCCGCTGAGTTCCCAACTCTGGCCGTCGTCGGTAGATCGAATTTCAATCATTTCTTGCCTCCGTTCTTTGATGCGGCTACCGCTGCGAGCGCTCGCCGCTTTGCTTCTGCGGCGCGCTTGCGGCCGTCCCAGTCGGCCAGGTCAGGCGGCCAGTCGATCTGCTCGATAGGACCGCCAATGCGGCGGCTGAGCAGCGTCGCGCCCATCTTCTTTGCCTCGTCCCAGTAGGCGCGGCGCAGTGCGGCCTCCTCCATCTCCGTCGGGTCGAAGATCGGCTGGCGGCGAGCCTCGGCCTGCTCTTCCAAAAATCTGTCGATACCGTGCTCGCCCCACCGCCCCTTATCAACGAGATCGACGCGGGCGCGGACGTAGCCCAAGCCGCGACCATCGGTCGGCTCATCCCCGAGCAGTTCAGCCGCTCCAAACACACTCGCCACCGCGCGGAGTTGGCTCTCAAGCATCTCGACTCGGGCCAGCAACTCCACGACGGACCGCGCAATCTCGTTACCTTCCCCCTGCGTAACGGCCAGCTGATCGGGGTTCCGCAGGGGTGTCGGCACGGCCACGCTCCTGCCCTGCTCCGCGACGCTCACGCTACGGCCCTCGTTTCCAATACCGGCTGCGCCTGCTCTCTCAGGATCGCGGCCGCATCCTGCTGGGCGCGGAGTCGCATCGTGCGGGCGGTAATGCCGAGCCCGCTTGCGACGGCTGACTCTCCGTATGCCTGCAAAGCCAACGCTGCGCAGAGCCGTTCCAAACGGGCCAGGCGCTCCGAGTCGGGGGTCCTAATAGTCATCGTGTTTTTCTCCTGTCGTTCAGTCGATATCGAGGCGGCTACGTGGCCGCTCGCCGTAAAGGGGTGAAGACGGGGCATTGACCGAGAAGACCGGCCCGCTGTCATCCGGAGAGCCCTCGTGCCAACCAAGGACGACCCAAAGGCGAGCGACGGCCGCGTGAGCACCGTCGATCCTCATTTGTCGCCTCTCGGCGGCCTTGGCGAACTTCTCGCGCGACTGCCACTCCGCTGCGCGCTGCGCCTCAAGCTTTTTGGCTCGGGCCGAGAGCAGAGCCAGCATCTCCTTCTCAGGCGTCCCGGCGAGGACCAGATTCAGCGCGAACCCCTCAAGGGTCAGACCCTCGCTCGGGTCCGGCCGGACCTCTTTCACGATGTTGCGGACGATGCTCACGCGCCCACCATCGCTTTGAGTTGCTCGACTACTGCTAGCGCCTCGGCGCGTTCGCGGTCTTCCTCCGCCGCCGCGAGTTCGTCTTGCTGGCGGAGCACGTCGAGCGGTGTCTCTAGATCGACGCCGTAGAGGATCTGATCGCCTGTAAGGACTTGGGCGGCGCTGTGTTGGTGGTAGACGGACCGCTCGTGAGCCATCACCGCGGCGATCAGCGGGTCGATTTTCTCGGCGCGGCGGCGCTTCTGAAGCTGCGAGCCGTAACGCGTTTCCTTCGCGACGGCGTTGAGCGCCGCTTGCGTTAGATCCGCGTCCCCGCTATGCGTCAGCGTGCCGGTCGCGATCGCCTGGGCGAATTGCTCCGCGGCGCGGACCATCGCTGTGACGCGTTGCGGTGGGTAGGCGACGATGCGACCGCGGTGCTCGTTATCGAGAATCTCCAGCGAGCGCGCCCAGTAGGTCGGGTCCGCGATGACCTCCCGCACGGACCAGCGCTCAAAGCAAACGCGGATCGCGTTCTCCACCTCAAGCACGGGCACGGGGGAGTCAGGGCCGCTCGGCTTCCACACCTGCACGACGTCAATGTGGCGAGTCCCGTTCTTCTTGATCCAGCACGCCACGACTGCGGTCCAGTCGCCGGTCCGCGAGCCGTCAAATCCGACGGTGATCTGTGCCCCCTGAGGAATACGCACGTCGGGACGGGCGGCGGCCTCCCACAGTTCGCGATCCATCCACCTTTCATCCTCAGCGACCGCGATCTGATTGAGGTAGTACCGGCGAGCGGTAGACGCGAGCGTCGCGGGGTCTTGGCACTCCGCCGCGAGGCGGTCCACGTCAAGCCAGGTCGAGTCGCCGCGAGCCACGTCAAGCGCGGCTCGCAATGCGTTGAGGTCTCCGAGGTCTTCAACGGGGGGACCCTCTAGCGAGTCGTACATCAGCCCGTGGGGATTCCCGTCGGCTGCTTGCCATGCGAGATAGGTCAACTCGGCCACGGACCCTTCGTCGGGACGGTGTGCGTTGCACGTTTCAAGGCTGCGGGCGTCCCCGAGTTTCGCCAAGTTGCGGCGAATCACGGCCGCCATTTCTAGACCGCGGTTGCTCTCGATCCACTCTTGCGTTTCGTCCAAGATCGTGAAGCTGGGGCGGCTACCCTCAAGCGCGCGAGGGTTCGATGTGACCGCCTCAAGGGTCCCGGTGCGTGTGTGAACGATCGTCTGCCCTAACTCGATGCCGTACTCGGAGATCGCCCTGTCGGAGAAGATCGACTGGAGATATCGGGTCGTGTTTCGAGTCTGGTCCTGACTGACCGCGCCAGCCTGCACCCACGGTTCCGGGTGGGGGACGGCGACCGGCATTCCTCCCGCATCCCAGTCACCGAAACGACATGGGCCACACAACTCGACCGCGCCTAGGACGGCTGCGAGATAGCTCTTGGCCCAGCCCTTCATCCGGCGCACTGCGCCCCGCCGGTAGACGAACCGACCCTCGTTGTCGATCGCGTACCACCGCGCGAGAATGCGCATCATCTCAACGGACAGCCGCAACGGTTCGCCGTCGTAGGGCTGGCGCAGGTACTCGTGAGCCCAGTCGATGACCTGCGGCGCGAGCGTGCGGTTGCGCTCCGGGATAACGTCCTCGATCGTCCTCATCCGCTCCGCTCCGCCGCGGCGTAGATGTCCGTCACGGTCGCCAACTGAGGACGCTCGCGTGGGGCATCAAACCGCCCGGTCAGCCGGCGGCGCGCAACCGGGCCGATCCCCAACGCGCTCGCGAACTTCAACGTTCGCTCGTCCAATGAAACAAGCATGCGGACGGCCGGGTGCTCGACCTGCTGACCCATGCTGCCGACCGTGAAGCGGCCATGCTCCGCGATCTCAGCTTCAAGATTTGCGCGTTCATCGTGCAACGCAGCGAACCGACGCAGCAGCAACTCATCGCCCCCGCCATCGAGCCACGGCGCCGAGCGTCGAGCCGAATACCACGCGCGGCGACCCGCTGAACCGAGTTCGCGGGGCGCGTTAATCGCGGTCAAACCGGACGAAATTGGCGTAGAAACGCGATCATTACGCGGCTTAGTTCGGTGCCCGCGGGCTGATTTTGCGGGGATCTCACCCACGAGAGCCCCCAAAAAATGACCTGGGATTGCCAAGAAGGCCCGCGTCGGGATCGAAGGGTGGCGCCGAGGTCGCGACAGGCTTTTGCCCTGGGCGCCGGGTATGTGTCGCTTGTGCGGCGAGCGATGGTCCGCTCGCAACGCGGGGGGACCCCAGCACGCAGGGCGCGGCCGACGATGTCGCTCTGCCGTCAACGCGTTGCCTACCGGGATGGCTTGGAGTGGTTGCGCTGACGGCTCGCGATGACCCGTTAGTAGTGAACATCGGCAAACCCAGTGCCGATTTCTCGGCGCGTGGCGGCGACTGCCTTGGCTGCGCTCCGAGCGCGCCGCCGTGCTTTTCGCTTTGCGATTCGCAAGGAATGACTACCTTCCCGAGTAGGCAGGTCATCGCTCACCATCCCTTGCCGCGGGCGTTGTGACGATCCGCCTATGCCGTGCAACGGTCGGACGTCTACCGGCATACCGACACGCTTCGCAGCGGATGACGGCAATGTCGCCATGGTGTTCGATCTCGACTAGGTCGGTCCCGCCGCAGCGATCACACACGATCGAGCGAATACGTCGCCCGCACCGTATGCAGTGCGCTGTCAGGTCCGCGACGGGTTGATCGCAGCGGCAACCCGGCGCAGCGAGTGCCTTGCTGGCTTCGGGTGTAGCGACATCAGACGTCATCGGCTGACCTCCGCTTGCGATGCCGGCGCTTCGCCGGTCACGAGGTAGCCGATTGCGTCACCCAGCGACAGGTCGCTTTGAGCGCTGAGCCACATTCTTAGACGCGAGTCACGGACCATCGAGTCGAGCCCAGTGAACGCGAACTCGGGATCGTCAAGCTCATTGGCGATGATCTGCCGGACCTCGCCTTGGCGGTCCGTATCCAGCGCGATCCAGAACGGAGCGATCAAGCGCGCGATCAGGCTGCGCTCCGCTTCACCGATCCAATCGTCTTGCCGCGATTCCTCGTGCCAGAGCCGACGTCCGAGCGCGCAGAGCGCTACTACGTCGCCGCGGCATGTCTGCTGCCGTTTGAGATCGACGCTCATGCGCTGATCCCGTCCGCGGTAGTGAACAGGTCCCCGAACTTCTCCGCTACGCGATCGATTTCGCGGTCGGCGTCAAGGTCGCCGTTATCCGTTTCCGTTACGGCCGCCGGAACGGTTTGCTGGATGCTGTTTCCGTTTCCGTTCTCTATAACGGAAAACGGAAACAGATCAGCGTTTCCATTCCTTTCCGTTTCAGGCTCAGAACGGAAAGCTGGAACGGAAACCGCAGCGCGCCAGAAGCGCTTCGGAGAGCCACGTTTACCGTCGCCCGCGGTCTGGATCGTGCCATCGGCAACGAGCGCATTTAGTTCGCCCAGCCACTTAGCCTTCTGCGCGCCGACTAGCTCCCCGAGTTCGGCGTAAGTGGCGCCGGGCTCGCACGGTGGCAGCGCGGCAGTCAGTCGCTCACGCCAAGCGAACCGCTCACCATCCCCGCGTCCTTGACCTTCCCCAACGACTCGCCAGCTGCCTTCCTGCGGGTCGTAGTCCACGACGAGCAGCGGCGGCGTCGATGCCCAGCGCCCTACCGCGAGTAGTTGGCGCTGATGCGGGGACGTATCCCCGGTCATGCGCTCGTACTCCAGGATCATGTCGGCGTTGGCCGCAATCGCCCCGCTGCCCCGCAACGCATCTCCGCCATCCCCGGGTGCCTTGCGCTGGTGGCAGATCAGCAGCGGCGCGAGCTTTGCCGACGCTGCCTCAAGCAGCGGCGCCATCGCCGACTGCACCGCTCCGGCGTCCTTCTCGGCATCCGCTCCAAGCTGCGCCCAGAACGCGAACGAGTCCACCACGAGCAGCTTTGCGCCGACGCGCTCGGCTTCGTCAACGGCCGCGGCGATGAGGTCGGGAAAAGTCGGCTTCGGCCAGGCGTGTTCACGCACGAGGATGCGAACGTCGTCGCTCGCCGGGAGTTTGTTGAGCGCCGTCACCGCGCCTTCTTCCGTGACGACGACGACTGGACCGCCGCTCACGGCTCTCCCGAGAAACGACGGCGCGCGGGACACGCACGCCTCGACGAGCGCGCTCTGAAGCGTTGACTTCCCAGCCTTCGGCTTGCCACCTAGTAGGGTCAGCCAGCCGCTAGCGATGTAGCCGTCCCACAGCCAATCGGGCTCGTCGGGTGTCGTGCGGCGCAGTTCCGCAGCCGACATAAAGCGAATCCCCGGCGCGGGTGCAGATGCCCGCGTTGCGACCTCGGCAAGAGCCTGCTCTACCGCGACGTCGTAGTCGGTGCCCGAGCCAACCGCCAGCATGATTCGCGCGCCGAGAGTGGTCGTGTCGCGCTCCGAGTGCCCGCGCTGCCGGCGCTCCCGCATCAGGGCTAGTAAGTCGCCGCCGTGGGTCGCCGTGGCCGCCCCATCGAACGCGCGTCGCGAACGGCGCCGACCCCGTGGACTCGATGCGGGAACTGGGCAACGGTGTCTTTTACGCGCACGAGTCCGAGACGGACCGCGCCAGCCACGTTTGTAGCGGCGCCGGCGAGTAGGAATGGACCTCACGCCCACCGATGCGCAGGTCATGGTGCTTC